TAACACTAGCCGCAGCTTGAGTAATAAGCCCACCAAGTGCTGTAACCGTACCTAGACCAGTTACAGAAGCAGATCCGTTAGTAATGTAGACAGCAGCCGCAGAAACCGCACCAGAAGCCTCTACAGCAGCCGTTCCTACCTGAACAGTGGTAACGGTAGTCTCTAGCGTTCCAAGCCCTGTAAACGCTCCTGAGCCGTTTTGAACACGTATTCCGGCAGCAATGAATACAGCCTCAGCCGTAATCGATACGCTAGGCTCAATATCATCAAATTCACAGTAACCACCAACCCAATATCCTTTGACCACATAAGGATCAATAGGTGGAGTCGCAGTTACCGTCGCAGTAGCAGTAATTGACGCAGAACCAAAAACAAAATCAGCCGCTTTAGCTGTTACAGTCGCACTAGCAGTAATAGCCGCAGAGCCTTCAATAGCCTCATATAAGGCGTATCCATCACTCCAATACCCTGCTACGACATAGCGATCAGGCTGGCTTAAGTCACCTTCGCCATATCCCTGAACCCAATAATCGTAGTCAACATAGTTAGCCACTCACTACATCCCAAGTTTGATTAGCTTCATTCCATGAATACATCCCATCAGTAGGCATCGCTACAGGAGGCTGCCAGTTAGCATCAGCGTCTAGCGTCCAGCTAGGATAAGGCTGCGGAGGCACAAACGCATCAATGTCTGCACGATAGGTATATCCAATGCCAGCATAGTGCTTACGGATATTACCGTTGTAACTTGTCTGCTTCCAAGTGCCACCGAATAAACGCTCACAGAATGCAGCGCCGATATATTCTTTCTCTACGCCATTGGCATCAGAACAGTCCTTGTTATCTACTACGATAACCCGCTGAACAATATTGCTGCCATCAATCTCTGCGAAGTGCGCCATTCAAGCCTCCAATTTCAATCCGGTCAAACTTAGTTCGTCGCCAACAACCCCAACAGGGAACGTGTTAAACGACATACTTATCCTTGTATCCTCACCTTGCACAGTAGGAACATTATGCTCAAGCGATGATGGGAACAAAATCAATCGCCCTACCTTCGCCTCAAACCACCATGACTCAGAGTTATATGCGTTCCATTCTTCAGGTGGGAACTTAATCTGTTGCCAGCCAGAACGATAGAAATAAATCTTATCGTCTGCGTTAGTATTTAGATAAAAAACACCAGAAACAAAGCTATTCGGATGCGCGTGTTTATGATGCCATTGACCTTGCTCAGAATAATTAAACCAGCTCTGAGTAATTCTTAAATGAACGTCATGCTTAGGATCGGTTGTTGCTTTAAAGTATTCTGCTACACAATCTTCAATCCATCCTCTAAGAGAAGTCATATCTCTTAGAACAAAGTTATTTACACTGGTTAAGTTTCCTTCATTTGGTCTAGTTTCCTGACCTCTGGCAAATAATAGTTCTTCGTCAGTAAGTTCACGGTCTATGTCAAACATTCCGATAGCAGTAGGAAAAAGATTATGAATCATGCCATTGCATCCTCAATCTCTTTAACCTGTGCCGTAATTTCTTCTAGTTGCTCAGGAAGCCAAATCGTAGGAATTGCATCCTCAAACTCTTTGATCTTCTCCATTACATAATTCACTTCATCCATGCTAGGGCAAGGTCTTGGATCTTCCCAACGGGTAAACATATTGTTGCTTATTTCCCATTTAGCGCCGGGACGAAGAAGCTCCATTGCCGTGTTAATTCCAACGTTCCCTGTAACAGCTCCATTCCCGCCACCGCCAGCGCCTCCCGCTCCTGCGCTTGGAGTGGCATAACCACCGCCACCGCCAGCATATGTAACGGACGAACCAGAAATAGATGAGGCCGTTCCAGCGCCGCCATTACTTCCACTGCCGCCAGCTTGACCAACTGCTCCAGCGCCTCCACCACCGCCGCCAGCGTATGGCGTACCTGATTGTCCAGCCCCACCGTTATTTCCTTGCGATGGGGTTGTATTTGGAGTGTTGCCAGTTCCTCCGGTGCCGCCAGTTCCTCCACCGCCTCCACCGCCTCCAGAACCGCCGTTTTTGCCGTTTTGAGTAGCAGCGCCTGCGCCGCCACCGCCACCCGTTGAAGTAATGGTGCTGAATACCGAATCGCTTCCGTTGTTTCCGGCGGCAGTTGTTGTTGCTGCTCCACCAGCTCCAACAGTAATTGTGTATTCGGTGCCAGCAGTAACCGCTAATGAAGTTCCAGTTCTGAATCCACCTGCGCCGCCGCCACCGCCTTGATAAGCGTTTCCGGTATTGCCACCACCACCACCTCCACCAGCAACCACCAAATAATCCACACTAGTCACACCAGTCGGAGCAACCCACTTAGTAGATGACTTAAAGGTAAAGACAGTCTGCGATGCTACGGTGTATTTCAGGATGACGATGCCAGAGCCGCCTGCTGCGGATGGCTGTTGATTTGTGTAGCCACCACCACCACCGCCGCCAGTGTTGACTGTGCCAGCGGTTGCAGCCGTCGCCGGGGTTTGTCTTGCGCCGCTTCCACCGCCACCAGAACCGCCAGTTCCGACAGTACTTGTGCCACCACCGCCACCACCCCCGGCATACGTGACGGACGATCCAGTAATACTTGACGCAGTTCCAGCACCGCCATTTCCACCTGTGCTTGCAGAACCATTTCCCCCAACAGCGCCAGCGCCACCACCGCCACCAGCTCCAGTACCGCCCGTAGAAACCGCAGTACCGCCGTTATTTCCTTGAGATGGTGTTGTTGATGGAGTGTTTCCACTCCCAGCTGTGCCGCTAGGGTAAGGCGCAGTTGCCGACGCTCCTGCGCCGCCTCCAGAGCCGCCGTTTAATCCATTTTGCTTTGTGTTGCTAAACGCGCCGCCGCCACCGCCGCCCGTTGATGTGATAGTGCTAAATACTGAATCATTCCCATTGGTTCCTTTGTTACCAGTGCTACCTGCGCCACCGCCGGAGCCAACAGTAATTGTGTAATCAGTTCCAGCCGTTACACTTAAACCTGTGCCAGTTCTAAATCCTCCAGCACCACCGCCACCAAAATCGCCACCGCCAGCGCCACCGCCAACAACAAGATAATCGACGCTGGTGACACCAGCCGGTGCTGTCCATGTACCAGAGGCAGTAAACGTCTGTACTACACTAAGGCCGCTAGTCGCTAATGCACGACCTAACAGCATTGCCATGATTCCACTCATATCTGTTCCTTAGCTTACGTTTCCAGTTACAACACAAACAGTACCGCTAATGAATAGAATCGTTGCAATACCCCTTGTAGCAAGAGTCATCGTGTCCTTATCAGTATTTGTTCCTGCGATATAAGCAGTAGTAATTGAGCAAGTAATCGTAATATTACCCGTCGTATTATTAAAAATGCTAATTACATCGCCAGCAGCAAATGTGCTGTTCGGAATCGTGATCGACCCGCCAGTACCAACGCCAACAAATTCACCAACATCTGTTGTCGCAAGAGTGTAAGAAGTCGTTTTATCTGAACCAGACTGAGGCACATTTCTATAGCCTAGTGTCGCAGCATCAGGAGGAAGCGTATAAGTATTCGTAGCCGCCGCAGCAGGAGCATTCAACGTCGCAGTACCGCTAGAAGAACCATTTAGCCTCAGATTTCCACTGTTAAACGATTGGTTAGCACTCCATGTACTAGCCGTATCAGGTTTAGCGTAATCCGTTCCAGCCGTAGCAGCAGCCACCACACCTGAAGTTGCCTTCAATACACCTGTTACCGTAGCTCGCTTTAGAACCTTGCCTGTCGTGCTACTCCACAAGGCAAGTTCACTGTCTACGCTAGACGTAATGCCTTCAATCTTGTCATTGTTCAGATTACTAAAGTTGTTATCAACCTCAGTAAAGCTAAGGGCTGATCCCTTAACATTCCGTAAAGTAATTGTTGTCATTTAATTACCCCTTACGAAAGTTGAACGCTCAGATTGCCAGCAGTAATCTTGAACACATCACCGTTATTAATCGTCTTAGATGCGTCCAGAGCCGTATGAAACAGCAGATTCCCTGAAGTCACCGCATCACGGATACCGACATAAGTAATCACGCCCCAATCAGCAGTAGCTTGAGGAAACTCTACCGCCGCACTATTAGTTGACGTGCCGTTACTCGGAGCGCCAAAAGTAATAGCCTGACGTACATACGACCCACCAGTGATCTCAGTGCCAGTATCAGCGTCCGTAGGATCAGACGTGTATAGCGCCAGATAAGTCGTTGTAGGACTCGTATAGCTTGTGTTGCGGAGAACAGCGTTAATCAAAGCGTTCTCAAGGTGGTTTGACATTTCGGCCATTTTTTACCTCACATAAGACATAGACATAGGCTGACCACCGTACTCACTGGATTGGTCAGAAGTATTAATTGCAGTTATCGCACGATCATACAAAGCAGCCCAAGTCTGCAACCTTGCATCATTCATGAGATACGGTTCTGCCTCCCCTAATGCAGCATAAAGTAAAGCATCAGGATAGTTTGCCAAAAAAGCATTGGTAATGTTTACATCACTCAAATACTGAGGCTTAGCGTAATACAACATCTGTACGCTGTAAGTAGTATCAGGAACAGGGGCAAACTGAATCTCACTTGCCAGAATCGTGTAATCAATAGGCTTACCCGAATCGGTAGTCCTCGACCCTGCATAAAAAGCATTAGGTGAACGATAAGTGAGAGACTGAACAGGAGTCGTGCGTAAGTGCATATCCCGCATCTCTAGGAAGTCCGTAGGAAGGCCAACAGTGGAATCACTAGCTGTGGTATCAGCGCGAGCTACAACGAGCATCTTGCGCGTTCTAAGGTCTCTAGCGAGCCTTTCCTCGGCTAAACGGATAAAGTCCGGAATCTGGTTAGTAAGATCACTTCTAGCCAGATAACTTGCTACCGAAGTCTTTAGCGAACTGTAATCCGTTAGCGCCATGTCTATTTCCCGTTGTTATGATCCTCGATGGCTGTCTCTCCGACATCTTCCCACCGATACTCATGTGTTCCTATATGTCCAATGTACTTAGATAAGTCATGATCCACAAACGTCGGAATCCCCTCATCTAAAGCCTTCAGACAGAAATAAATATCCTCGCCAATAATTCCACGTGGTGACCATTCAGCACTAAACCACGGAGTTTTCAGCTTTTCAAACACTTCTTTAGCAATCAAAGTCGCACCGAAACCAATAGCAGTTACCTGTTCGCAACCTTGTTTACCCCTAGAATCAACCTTAAGCCAGCGAGTCTTTTTAATCTCGCCATTCTCATCATCCTTAGTTAGCTCTAAATTCAGAGCCGTACTCAGAACAGGCTTACGTCTAGTTACTGCATTTACACCTACTATCGGCAACTCACGACTTAGCAAGATACTAATAATATCTGGCGGGAATCTCATGTCTGAATCAATAAACAGAACATGAGTACATCCTTCCGATAATGCAGCCTTTACTAGACCTTCACGCTGGTCAAATATCAGCGTTCCAGCCATCGTATATAACTTTAATCCGTTGTTCTCATCATTGCAACGATGTTTAACGTCATGCCCAACCATCCTTGCAAAGTCAAATGCAAAGCCTGTATGCACCTCATCCCTAGCTGGTACACAGACTCCAACAACAGCACCCTTCACCGCTTTTTTATCTTTTTTTGTAGACATTAGAGAGTTCCCCGATAAGTTTTCCAGACTTGCCCTTCTGCGCCATTCATCCACTTGGCAAATTCCGCATCGTCAACTATGTGGAATCCCCTCATGATCCCCTTCTTGTTCATCTCATCAATGACCGTAAAAGGAATCTTTCCTACATGGTGAAAGTCGTTTAGATGACCAGTTCTAGCCTTATCAGCGTCTCTAATCTCATTAACAGCTTGCAATATTTCAGTTACATCCTGCTGAGTTTCGATGATGATTCCACCTTCTCCGTCAGCATGTACTACAGAAGTGCGAAAGTTCACAAAGGAGTCCTTTCTAAAAAACCCCCGAGGCCGAAGCCCCGAGGGAAGCACGCAACTCAGCGTGAAGGAGTCAAATAATGTGTGACCAAGTTCGTCCAATTCTTACGCCGCGAATACAGTTAGGAGATACTCCAAGTTCTCTACCTAATGCCGCATGATTTAGCTTGCTTTCCCTGATATATCTTACCTTTTCCTTATCAAGCAAAGACTTGCCGTTACCTTCGCCTTTTGGAGCAACAGTTCGCTTCCTCCCTTGGGCAATCATGTCATGGCAATTTTCTTTAGGAGTTCCAATTGTAAGATGCTTAGGATTTACGCAACAAGGATTATCACATTTATGCATTACAAACATACCATCTGGTATTTCTTGTTTGTTAGCAATTCTCCAGCTTACCCTATGCGCCCCATCAGAACCTTCGCTCTTAGCTCCTAAAGAAATTCTCCCATAGCCGTTAGAAAGTCTTTGTCCTTCCCATTCCCAACAATCATCATCTGATTTTTTGGTAACAAAATTCCAAAATCTTTCTTCTAGCGTACCTCTGGCGTGTTTCTTGAAACCAACCGAGCCATGAGTTTTAAATCTCACATAATGCTTATGACAAAGATTTAAACTTTTAACCCTTACTTCTGAATCACATCCATCAACAGAACATTTCATATAACCTCCCCATAGATAACTACAGGGAGGATTATATATCAATATCCGTTACAGACTCATGTCCAGATCGAAGCAACCACCATGAGCAGCCTCGTTCTTAACCTCCAGAGTGCACTCAACCAGAACCTGAGTCTTATCCGAGTCACCAGCCTTAGCCAGTTCGTTAGTCTGGAACGGACGCAGGTAAGCAATTGCT